GCGTGGGGGATTCCTCAGCCCTGTATCGTCACATGCTGCCGGTGCGCCGTTCGTGCGCTGTGATGCTGCACTGGCAAAGTTTCCGCTCACTGCCGATTACATCGGTAAGACGATTCATATCAAGCTGTTGGCGTTCAATTTGTATGGAGGCGGCCGGCAGCAGTTGGCGGATGTTCCGGACTACACCTATACAGTCACTGGCCAGCAGGCAAATAATCCGCCATTGGCGCCTACAAATTTGGCTGTCGAGGGCGCATTCACGATTAACACGGCGAAGTTCAAGTGGGATCGCCTAGCGAATGCGGTGTCGTATGTGGTGCAGATCTGGGCAGGCACGCCGCTGGCCAAGGTGCGTGAGGTCAATGTTGGTGATGCGCTGCGCTACGACTACTCGCATGAGGATGCATCGACAGATGGCGGCCCGTGGCGTGCGCTGACATGCAAGGTGCAGGGCGTGAATCGGAATGGCGCTTATGGCGCGTTTGCATCGCTGGCGGTGAACAACCCACAGGTCGGAGCGCTGACGGGAGTTAGTGTAACTCCGGGGCCTGGCTACTTGCTGTTTAACTGCGCCCGCCCTGCCGATGTCGATTTCGCTGGCATGAAGATCTGGATATCGACGGTCTCTGGCTTTACTCCGGATGCATCCAGTCTGGTGTTTGACGGGCCAGCTACGACGTTCACGATTGCAGCCCTGGCCGATGGTAGTTCGATCGCATCGGGCACTCCGTATTACATCAAGTATGCAGGGTACGACAACTACGATAAGTTGGGGCTGACGATTGGCTCGATTGGCCCGGTGACGCTGAGTTCAGCAACTGGCAATCAAGTGGCCACCGCATATCTGTACAAGTGGTCGACGGTCGTGCCGGCGGCGCCGACTGGTACATCGGTGTTCACGTGGGCGACGGGTGTTAATGGGGCATATACAGGCTCCGATGGCTGGGGAACTACGATACCGGCCAACTCCGGAGTGCCTGGGTTGGCCTTGTATGTTGCTGCAAAGCCGATTAGCGTACCGATTGGCACGGTGACGACCACTGTGAGTTATGGCAGTGCGAACGTTGCGGCCTGGTCGCAAAATAGTGCGCCGGGAGCAAAGTCCGCGACAGCAACGGCGTATCAGTGGTCAGCAGGCGGAGCGCCGACTCTTACAGGGACTGCTGTATGGACCTGGTCGACGGCGTCATATAACACGCCGCCTACAGGTTGGAGTGCTTCGATTCCGTCATCACCAGGGCAGGGATACACGCTGTATCAGGCCAGTTACCCATTGGTCGATACGGCGGGTAACACGACATCGCCAATCAACTGGGTCACGGCTAGTGTCCAGGGTATTGCATATACCGGCATGAACGGTGGTCCCGGTAGTCCGGGTAGCAGTGGTTCCTCGGCTGTGACTGCCTATGCGCTGGTGTCTGGCAATCCGACGATCAATTCACCGGCAAGTGTCACGTCGTATGGCTTGCCAGCATATAACTCATGGGGGCAGGGAGAGTCGTGGCAATCATCGGTGCCGGTCCCTTCGGCGGGGCAGTCCGTGTTCATGTCGAATGGTATCTACAACCCTAATACGGGTCAGACGACGTGGAACCTCCCTTATCTGGCGGCATTGAAGGTCGGCAATCTATCTGCATTGTCGGCAAATACTGGATCGCTGACGGTATCGGGAACCTTGTATTCAGCTAACTACAAGTTCTCGGTAGATGCGTTAGGAAATATGTATGCGGAGTCGGGGACGTTCAAGGGGGATATATCTGGCGCGACTGGAACGTTTACCTCCGGAATAAGTATTAACTTTGGTAACTTCCAAGTCACACCGACGGGCTATGCGGTGATGTTCAACGCGGTATTGTCTCGCTGCAGTACCTCCAATGCCTCATTGCCCGCCGCACCATCTTTTGCTGCATCATCGAGTGGCACGGGGGCGGCGATTTCTGCGGTCGCCAGTTCTGGTGTGGGACTGTATTGCTCTGGCTTTCAGTCACTGCAGGCTAACGGTACGCTGATCCATATTGCTGGGAGCGGAAATGCTTGGTTTAACACCATTGTTCCGAATCAGACCAATATTTACCAGTTGGGTACCTCTAGCTTTGCGTGGGCCTCTTGTTATGTTCAAGGTGGGGTGTTTAATGGCTCTGACGAGCGGATTAAGTACGATATTCGTGATTCTGATCTAGGGCTGGACTTCATTAAATCCCTTCGGCCGCGGGTCTACAAATTTAAGGTCGGTCATACAGAGGTCTCACGCACGCCGGAGCAATATGGCCCGGGTGAAGATGGATTGCCGATACCTCAAGAGGTGATTACAAAGACGACAGTGGGGACTCGTGAGCACTATGGCTTGATTACGCAGGAGGTACGTCAGGCATTGGGGACAGACAACGTGGCAATGTGGGCACTGGCAGATAAAGATGATCCTGATTCTTCTCAATTTTTGATCTATCAAGAATTGATGGGACCAATGATCAAGGCTATTCAGGAGCTATCCGCAAAGGTCGAGGACCTTCAGCAGCGCAAATAAAATGCATAGTGGTAGGTGCATACTTCAACCAGACCCGCTTCGGCGGGTCTTTTTTTTATAAGGACTGTATGGGTGATCAAGAAACTGAGTTGATCGAGGCGCGTATCAACATTGCAACCTTAAAGATGGAGGTCGCCCACTTGAACGCGCGAATGACCGAGCTGCAGGCTAGTCAAGCGTCTCAAGAAGCTAAGTTGGATGCGGTGTTGGCCAAGATCTCCGAGGCGCGGGGTGGCTGGCGTGCGCTGATGCTTATAGGCGGGGCATCTGCAACTGTAGGCGGCGGAATTGGTTGGCTTCTCACACATTTACCGAAAGGATAGTTCCATGAATATCGTCAAATCTATTTTGCGGCATCGTTCCGTATTCCTGCTGGGCGGTGCTGTACTTGCTGCCTGGTGCTCCTATTATTCCGATCCGGATCACGGCTTCTCGACGATCCTAGGCGGATTGGCGCTGCTGCAGGGCATCTGGGCAATCGCTGCGTCGCATTGGGCGCGAAAGGCCTTGATGGATTATCCAGAGGCTGACATGCGCCGGCTGTTCGGCACCGCTGGCCAGCACCCGATTGGCGCCGGTCTAGCGCTGATCGCGGTTGCTATCGTGCTGGGTGCGCTGCTGGCGGTCTTCGCGCCGCGAGCACGTGCCGGCGAACTTCCTGCCGGCGCCGTCCAGTACCTGCGTGTGCTGAGGGCTGAGCAACAAAGATTCTGGCCAGAGCATCCTCGCCCAGTTTTGCTGGCCGCTCTAGTCGAGCAGGAGTCCTGTCCTAGTCTGCGTTCGCGTAGCTGTTGGAACCCATCAGCGCGGCTTCGCTCGGATCGCGAGGAAGGCGCTGGCATGGGGCAGATCACGCGGACATGGCGGCCTGATGGTAGCGTGCGGTTTGACTCGTTGGCCTCGATGCGAGCGGCGTACGCGGCCGAGCTGGGCGCGTGGAACTGGGGCAACGTGTATGAGCGGCCCGATCTACAACTGCGCGCCATTGTATTAATGAGCCACGATGCCTGGCGACCGTTTCGTGCGGCACCGGCAGCGCTGGAATTCGGGGATGCCTCCTACAACGGTGGTGTTGCGGGAGTTCAGCAGGAACGCCGCGCTTGCGCGCTCACGCCGGGATGCGACCCCGGCCAGTGGTTCGGCCACGTCGACGCGCACTGCCTCAAGAGCCGTCAGCCGTTGTATGGCGGCCGTTCGGCCTGTGACATCAATCGGGAGCATGTGCGCAACGTCATGCTGATCCGTCCGGCTAAATATGAAGGGGCCCTATGATGGATCTGAGCGATATGACGGATGTAGTAAAGGGGCGCGCGCAGGTAATGCTGGCCGCCCTGGTGGCGATCGCATTCGCGCTTTTGTCTTGCGCCGCAGGCGTCGGCTGGTGGTTGGCTGCGTCTGATCGCGACCAGGCGCGCGGCGAGCTTGTGGCAGCGCAGCGAGACAACGCCGAACTGCGCGGGTCGATACGTGTACAGAATGAAGCCGTCGGCGCAATGCAGCGTGCTACGGCACTGGCCGACGAGCGCGGGAGGGCTGCACAGGCTGCATCGGAGGTTGCGGGTCGTCGGTTTGAGGCGGCGCTGGCCAAGATCGGATCAACCCATGCAGTAACGTGCGCGGATGCCATGCCGGCGGTGAATGCCCTACTGGAGACAGTGCGATGAGGGTGCTGGCCATTTGCCTGCTGGGCGTGCTGGCTGGCTGCGCCACGCGGCCGCCAGCAACTGTCGAGGTTCAGGTGCCTGTCGCTGTCCCGTGCGTACGCAAGGTGCCTGAGCGCCCTCAGTTCGAGTTCGACCGGCTGCCGGCCGACGCCAGTGATGGTGACAAGGTATTGGCGCTGGCGCGCGACTGGGTGCGTGCGCGGAAATACGAACTGGAGCTGGAGGCGGCTATTGCCGGCTGTCGGTAGGCCAGTGATATACTGTATTAATGTACAGTAAAATAACACAGTTCAGAGTGCGTGGGGTGCGGCGCAGCGACCTAGATATAGCCAATGATC